AGACATTTTACATGTATGATGACGAAGACAACTATAAGGGCAGTCTTGATAACCTTGATGAAACGTTTCCTACGCTGAGGAGCATAAGGCGGGCCACATTGGACGAGATCATCGGAGGTGCCCAATGAAATCCCCTGAGTGTGTATGCAAAACGTCAGAAGAGTACATTCGTGTTGCGTTAGCTCTAGAAACTCTTGCTTACCATGACAAAAACTACTTAGACAGTACATTCGCAAAGAGCAATGCTGCTATCAGTGAAGAGATACAGGCTTGCTTGCAGAAGGCTTTAACGATGATGGAGGAAAAACAATGAGAGAAATCCTTTTCAAAGCCAAGCGGCTGGATAATGGAGAGGTGCTATATGCGGACACATGGGTATAAAGGAACAGATGTATATCGCCTGTGGGGGCAGATTGTAACAAGATGTGAAAACCCAAACGCCAAAAGTTACAGATGGTATGGGGCGCGTGGGATTACTATGGATGATACATGGAGAAGCGATCCAAAATCTTTTTGCGACTGGGCGATTGCGCATGGTTATAAAGCAGGGTTAGAGATAGACAGAATTGACGTGGACGGGAATTATACGCCCAATAACTGCCAGTTTGTTACGCATAAAGAAAACTGCGCCCCTAATAAGCGAAGGTTGAGGGCAACAAATAAAACAGGAGAACGGAATATTTGCTTCTCGAAACATGGGAAATTTGAAGCCTATGCTTACATAAATGGAAAGCAAAAATATATCGGTGCTTATCGTACTCTTGCAGACGCAGTAAAGGCAAGGGATATTGCGGAGGGCTCCATCCACGACGGGGAGGGCGGACAGCATGAGGAGGGATAGCACTTGAACGAGTTCCCGGAGAGGCTGAGGCGAATAAGAGAAAGGAACCGGTTGAGCCGGTATAAACTCTCTGATTTATGTGGGATATCGTCTGACCAAATCAGAAGATATGAACTTGGAGAAAGAAAGCCTCGGTCAGATGCACTAGAGGCAATAGCTGACTATTTCGAAGTGTCGACAGATTACTTGCTCGGAAGGACGGACTATCCGTGTGTAGTTAAACCTTTATCGTCTCACAGAAGAATTTGATAATTCCTCCTTTTTGAGGAATCACAACCTGAATTTATGCGAAAATGGGAGCGTGGGGGCGTATGCCCCTGCGCTCCCATTCTCTTTCCATCCCCTTTTCCTCCTTCACGCAGAGTGGGTGGCGTCGGTGCATCTGCCGCCACCCTCTCTGTGTGCAATATGCCGCCGGTCGAACACCACCCCACTATTCGGGGCATGAGGGGTCGCACCCCTCTGGCGGCGAATGACGGTGGAAAGACACTACACCAGATTGCCAGAGCGTCTAGGCGCTGGGAAGAGTAAGACGCGAGCCGCCTGTCATGGGGGCGGAGCTAAAAAAGCGGTGGCAGCTATGACCTGCCCCGGTGTGCCGACACATAGAAAGCGGCTGCGCCCGGCGGAGCGTGTAGAGACGGAATCCGCCGATATGCAGGAGCCAGAAGCAGGGTGATCTCCAGGCTGTGCAACTCAGTCCGCCTGCTATATTGGGTCGCTCCCATCCGTGGAAGCCGGACGCTTGTGTAGGGCGATAGCTACCAGCGCTATCCCGCTGAAAACTACCCTGCGAGTGGCTAATCATGATGTCGCCACCAAGGCTAGGGCGTGACAATCTAAGCGGGAAGCGCACATATACCGAGTGCAGTAGCAGAAGCGGAAGCGGCGGCCCATTACGTCGCGGACGTGTGGCGGCTCAATGCCGCCTCTCGGCTCCAAACGCAGAGGGAAAGCAAAAGAGGCACTGCGCGATTAAATTAAATGCCAATGGGCGGCTGGACAACCTACTGTCCGCCATACGCCGCTCCTCGCCGCATGAGGCGGGCGGTGGCACCAAAACTGGAGTGATAACCACAATGGGAGATCCATTTGAACTGCTCAGACATGCACAGACAGCATACAATAACGACTTACGCCCTTGGGAACAGTCAAAAGAATACTGGGATAGACTGAAAAAGTTTTGCGATTACTCAGAGCGCTGGAGAAAAGAACAAGAGAAAGACATCGTATGGCCAAAGCCAAAAGACGTAGGGGTAGTTCGTAAAGGAACGACGGAATGGGACGTGTTCCATGAGCTGTCAATGAAGCGGCTCAAGAGAAATGGGATTCATTTGTGAACATAATACCGGGCGGTTCGGTGGGGCAGCGGTTGCTGGACAACAAGGGCCAGCCATTGGAAGAGGCCGAACTAAAATAATAATGCTGTCAGACCCGCAGAAAGCCTGACCAGACCCGCAGCATACCCCGCAAGGGGTATCTATGCCCCCAAAAGCGCACGAGCTGGAGAGGGCAAAAAAGCCGCCCCCGGAGGGGCGGCAGGATTAGCTCAGAATTTCTTTCAGTTTGTCCAAATTCCCGGCATTGGGGCTGACCTTGCCGCTCTCCCAGCGGGATATCACGGCCTGGTTAACGTCCATCGCATCCGCAAGCTGGGCTTGAGTCAAGCCTTTGGCCTTTCTGGCGGCGGAAATATCAAACTCGACAGACGCAAGGGGGCGCTTGCCTTTACCGGCAAAATAGCCTAACTGCCAAGCCCCCTGCATTTCAAGGGGCTGGAACTTTTCAGACCCTCCCTCCACGGGCGGGTCAATGCTGGTGATCTCGCAAAGCGCCTCAGCAACCTGCCGGTCGAGATCCCTCTTTAGGAGGCCAAGCCTGTGAGCATCAGAAATGACTCTGGCGAGTGCTGTATACGGGCGCTGAGCGGCAAGGGTGAGATCCCCTCCGATCTCCTGCGGATATGCCGCCGCGTTGAGCCGACCGAACACCCAGCCAAACACGTATGCTCCTCTGTTTGTCATCAGCAACCGACCTCCTTGAAATAACGGTATTCCATTTCGTCATAAACATTGACCTTGATCTCAACCTTGCTGTCAGGATACTGGGAGGCATAACGAGCGGCACAATCCTCGGCTCCCTTCTTGTCGTCCATATAAGCACCCATCATCCAGCCGTCTTTGCAAACGCAATATTCATAGTGTTTCATGACTTTACCTCCTATATTGTTCCTTTTACTTTTTATGACTTAATTATATCATAAAATATGATACTGTCAATACATATTTTGAAAAATATTTGCCGCCCCGCAGTTGCAGGAGACGGGGGTGGCCCCAACGAGAGGAAACGCATGGCGGGATATTCCCCCGCCGCCTCTCAAACAAAAGATCAGGGCTAGGCCGACGGGCCGAAAAGGGAGGTGCCACCTTACTCCCCTGCCCTGAGTCAACATAAAGGTGGGAAGCAAAATAGAAAGGGTGGTATCTACATGAACGAACTAATCAAAGTTGACTTTAGCGGCGAAAAGCCAGCAGTATCAGCGCGGGAACTCCACGAGTTTCTAGAGGTAGAAACACCGTACCACAAGTGGTTTCCCCGTATGTGCGAATATGGATTCGCTGAAAACGAGGATTACGCAGTCACGGACATTTTTGTCCATAACCCCGCTGGCGGCCCTCAGAGCATGAAAGATGCCGCCGTCTCTATCGATATGGCCAAGGAGATCTGCATGCTCCAGCGGAACGAGAAGGGGAAGATTGCCCGGAAGTATTTCCTCCAATTGGAGAAGGATTGGAATAGCCCCGAAAAGGTAATGGCCCGTGCGCTCCAGATAGCAGATCGAAAGATTAAGATGCTGGAGGCGGAGAAGGAGGCTAACCGGCCGAAGGTGCTGTTTGCGGATTCCGTGGCTGCCTCCAATACATCCATACTGGTTGGAGAGCTGGCAAAGCTCCTCAAGCAGAATGGGGTGGACACTGGGCAGAACCGACTCTTTGACTGGATGCGGAACAACGGATATCTGATCCGCAGAGAAGGCACGGATTACAACATGCCCACACAGCGATCGATGGAATTGGGCCTGTTTGAAATCAAGGAAACCAGCATTACACATGCAGATGGGCACGTTACAGTAAACAAGACTCCGAAGGTGACGGGGAAAGGACAGCAGTTTTTTATCAACATGTTTCTAGGTTAACAACCCACACGGGTGTATCGCTTAACAGGCTGTGACGGCTGGCCGGATCCGAGCCAGTGCTCGACAGTAGGCGGCGAAAAGCATTTAAAAGCATTTAAAAGCATTTCAAAAGCAAAACGAAAGCAAGGGAGAGAGAAAGAAAAGGTCCCCCTCTTGATGGCCCCCTTTATCCCCCCTCTC